ATCAATATATCACTAAATTTGGTGAGGATCGTGTTGTAGCTGGAGACTATAAAGCGTTTGATAAACGCATGTCTCCTCATTTCATCTCAGCTGCTTTTGATATTTTAATCAAATTATGCAAAAAGAGTGAGAACTATGATGAAGATGATCTTATGGTTCTAGAAGGAATCAAAAAAGATACAGCATTTCCTCTGGTTGATTTCAATGGAGATTTGGTTCAATTTTATGGATCTAATCCATCTGGACATCCACTCACAGTTATTATTAATAGTTTAGTTAATTCTCTTTATATGAGATATGTGTACCATTTATTAAATCCTAAAAGTGAAGTCAAAACTTTTAAGGATAATGTGAGTTTGATGACCTATGGTGATGATAATATAATGAGTGTTTCGAAACATAACACTTGGTACAATCATACTACAATTTCCACTGCCTTTGCATCCATGGGTATAGTTTATACTATGGCTGATAAAGAGGCAGCATCAATACCTCTCATTCATATTCGAGATGCTTCTTTTTTGAAAAGAACTTGGGTTTATGATTTTGATTGTAAGGCTTACCTAGCTCCTTTAGATCATGAATCGATTGAGAAGATGTTGATGGTATGGGTTCGTTCCAAAACCATTTCAAAAGAAGAACAAATGTTGGCTGTTATTTCATCAGCTGTACGTGAATATTTCTTTTACGGACGCACAATCTACGAATTGAAAATTGATCTTCTAAAAGATCTGGTTAAACAGGTTGATATTGAAGATTGGGTCATTGAGACCACATTTCCCACATATGATCAATTGATCAAAGAATTTTGGGATAATTCACGCCGTGTATGCGGCAAAGAAGTGATCGATTCGATCACTCAACAATAGGTGTTTAATCTACCATCTTTAACCAACTTAGATTAATGAAATATAATTACTGTATGTGTCAAACTAATCGTGCTTTCACAATGACACATAAGTGTGGATATTTCATTTAACTCTGCCAGAGTGTTCCTCAAAATCCCTATTTAGGGATGGGTACGGCTGAACCTAAAAAGAAATGCACGATTTCGCTGCGATGTATGAGTCTGCAGCAGCGATCTTAAAAATGACTTGCGAAACAACAAAATACAAAATATATGTTCGAGGGATATACCGAAGAGGGGTATATCATCTTTAAGAACGAAGCCTCTATTAAACCTAGAAAATTGAAATTAGAACGACAAAGTTCTTATTTTCAAGTTCAATCAAGTGAAGTTGACATGCAAAAAGATGCTGCCAGTTCTGCTGATTCTTCTACCACTCAAGGTGTAGTTGAATTCAGAGATGAAACTGGTGGAGCATCTTTAGATCTATCCGCTCCTGTGGATTATCTACAGGGTGATGGTTCACAAAATGTTCAGTTGGGAGATTTTCTAAGTCGACCAGTAGAAATTTACAATATCACTTGGAATGAAGGATTTGGTTTGGACTCTTCCACAATTAATGTCCGTCCGTGGTTCAAATTTTTTGATAATGCTGCCATTAAGAAGAAACTGGATAATTACTATTTAGTTAAGTGTAATCTTAAAATCAAAATTGTCATTAATGCTTCACCATTTTACTATAGTGCAGTGTTAGTTTCTTATGAACCTTTGACGAGCTTTAATCCAGCCCCAATGGTTAGAACGGGTTTGAATCATCTGATTCCAGAATCGCAAAGACCACATGTTTACTTGTATCCACAAACTAATCAAGGTGCTGAAATGACATTACCTTTTTTGTATCACAAAGAATGGTTGGATGCCACTTCATCTCTTGATTTACAAGATATGGGTCAACTGAGTTTTACTTCGATTACGGACTTATTGAATGCAAATTCAGTAGCTGGTACAAGTTGCACTATTCAAGTATATGCTTGGGCAGAAGATGTTGAGTTGGCTGGTCCAACTGTTGCATTGTCCGTTCAATCCACAGAGATTCCTGTGAAACATTCTAAACGATACCATGCTGTGCATTTTGCCAAGGATGCATATTTTTGTGCAAAGTGTTTATCTACTTTTGCTTATCTAGTTCAATCTAGTGAGAAAAAGAAGAGTAGTGGTAAACCTAAGAATGTACACACAAAGGATGAGTATCACCATGAGGGAACGATATCTAAACCGGCTTCTGCTATTGCGAGAGCCACTGGTATGTTATCAAATATACCAATTATTGGTCCTTTTATGACAGCCACCTCTGTCGCTGCTGATGCAGTAGCGGATGTAGCTAGTCTTTTTGGTTATACAGATGTCCCTGTTATTGATGATGTTCATGAATTCAAAAATCAACCTTTTCCTCAATTCTCTTCCACAGATATTGGAATACCTATTGAAAAAGCAACTCTTGATTGCAAAAATGAACTTGCTATTGACCCTAAGGTTGTTGGCGTTCATATTGCAGATGAATTGAACATTTCATCATTCGTACAGAGGGAATCCTATATTGCCAAAGTAAATTGGGATGCTTCAGATTTGGTTGATAAATTATTGTATAATTTTGTTGTTACTCCGAGTATTCGTCAGAATGTTACTCAAACTCAACAGAGATTACAATATAATACACCAATGTCTTATGTAGCAAATGCATTTCGATATTGGAGAGGTGATATCAAATTTAGATTCAAATTTATTTGTTCTAGATATCACAGAGGTCGTGTAAGGATCTCATGGGATCCTCATGGAGACATTGCTAATACAGCAGATTCTACTACTCAAGTTTATACTAAAATTGTAGATATCACTGAAACAACAGATGTGTGTTTCAATGTTCCATACACACAACCAACCTCTTATGTGCCAGTTCAAACAAATTATGTCACAAATGAACATCAATCCACACCTTTGAGTGCTTCACAGCCTCATGGTAATGGTATTTTGACTGTACTACTTACTGAACAGACATCACCAGTCGCGTCTGCCGACGTTGTGATTGCCATGTTTGTAAGTGGAAGTGAAAATTTAGAATTTGCTTGTCCAGATTCTATAGATAATCGTTTCACTCCCTACACTGTTCAATCTTCAGAAATTTCCTACGATGCTGAATCAGAGGAAGTTGTTGAGATGGGTCTTGCACCTTCTAGTGCTTATCCCGGATTGAATTTGGTGTATATGGGTGAAACTGTTTCATCATTGCGTACTCTTATGAGACGTACTTCTTATATGGGTTTTCTTGAATATAATTATGCACATTCAATTTCAGACACTTACAATGTATTGCGCTCTATTTTCCGACGTGTCCCTTTAATTCCAGGGTATGACGATGATGGAGTTTTAAGCGCAACAGCACTGGTTTCTGGTCTTCCGAAACCATATAATTTTGTCAACTGGACATATACCGCATACTTTTGTCTACCCTTTGTAGGGAAGAGAGGGTCTATGCATTGGCATATTAATGCCAGATCAAACTATGACATTAATGATCTTAGTTTGACACGAACGAATGATAAAGTATTTGCTGCTTTATCATCTGCGGGTTACCGCAATAGTATTGCCACTTCAGGCAATGCTAACGAAATGGCTAGAAACGCGACGGTGTATAAACCTCGTGGTTCTACAGGTACTAGTGTAACCAATCAAGGTACACAACGTGCCATTTCTCTAGCAGCACCAATGTATTCACGTTATAAATTCATTTCTAATGATATTTTAACAAATACTTTGGG